TCTCGCTGCTCGCGGATGGCTGCACGAGTGTGGTGCGGTGGCTCAACCGGCTGGCTGACACGCTCGTGCCCTCCAGCCTGACGCCTGGGCCACCGCACTACACGCGCCGCCGCAAGGACATCGGCTTTCGCGGCGAGGTCCATCATGAGCGTTGACCTGTTCGGCTACTACCTGCGGATCACCACGCTCGGCGTGGTGTGGTACCTGCTGCTCGGCTGGCTCATCTACGGCCTGTACGTGCAGACCAAGAACGTGCCGCCGGGCACCGAGCGCCAGCACTTCATCGGGATCATGCTGGCCTGGTGGTTCGCGCTCTTGTGGCTCGTGCTGGTGTCGCTCTGGAACGGGATCGGGCTCGTGGCGATGCTGACGGCCAAGCTGTTCGACCCCGATCACGGGCCGCTCGCGAAGGGCGTGAGTACGTTCCGGATGTACGCGCGCCACTGGGGCGCGCGGCTGCGCGGTCGTGATCCCTACACCGCGCTCACGCACAAGGAGGAGACATGACCAACGGGGGAACGGTCGTCTGCCCCGATTGCGGCGGCGACATCGAAGTGCGCCTGACGCATCAGGGCAAAGGGCAAGGGGGGAAGTGGGAGCGCATGGTCATCGAAGCCGAGCACGTGGGGGACGTGTGCGCGGGCTGGAGCGGGGACCAGACGCATGACTTGGTCGATCTCGCGGGCGGGCGCTATGCCTAGAGAGTACTGGGACTACGCGCAGAACTGGCCAGAAGGCTCCTGGACCGCCACGCAGGCGCGTCGCGCGCTCCGGTCACTCCGCGACGAGGAGTTGCAGCGCGGGCTGGCGAGCTTCGACCATGCGCCCGACCGCACCTGCGGCGGGTGCTTCGTCTCCGAAGTGCTGGGCTCGCCGGTCTGGCGCGTCGAGCCGCGCTGGAAGGAGATTGGCGAGTCGGAGTTGCAGGCCTGCTCACTCTTGTACGAGGACACGCGCGCGAATCGCGTGATGCCCCACCTCGGGCCTGGCATGGGGAACGAGTGGCTGAAAGGGGAGGTGCTGCGTGAGGTGGCTGAGCGGGGCACCCTGGCCGAGCGTCCGGCGCTGGTGGAAGTGGTGGCGGACACGCGGGAGCCGGACACGCGGGAGCCGGATGCTGCCCGCTGACCCGGGCCCCGGCGCGGGGACGCCGCAGCGGGAGTACCCGCCGCCCCTGGACCTGACGGACCAAGTGGACGGCCAGCCGTTCCTGTGTCGCGTGGGGCCGGGGTTCGAGTGGCACGTCTCGGAGGGCGAGATGAAGCTCATCGTCTCGTTCGCGATTCCGGGCGGGCCGGTGATGTGGAAAGCGCTCGATCCCGAACGCTCGCGGTTGCTGCTGGAGTGGATGCTCAAGTCGGCGGAAGTGGGAGGCTAACGATGTCTCAACACCTTCTGGGCCCTGCCATGCCGCCGTGAGTCCCGGGCGGCTCACCGCCATTCACACCCTCCTCGCCGCCGAGCGACCCCGTGACCGGGGGTGCGCCCGCTGCGGCGATATCGGCCTCCCGCTCTACGACTTCAAGAACGTCGAGACGGGACGCTGGCACGTCTGCTATCGCTGTCTCCTGATTCTCCGCACGCCCCCGGTCGTGCCTCCGGTGCCGTATGCCTGACACCCGGGGCGCGCAGATCGTTCCCATCCCGGCCGCCCGCCAGGGCTTCCTGGCCCCGTTCCGCTCCGTGATCGCGGATGTCTCGAACTTCACGTGGTTCACCCCGGGCATCCCGATCGCGCCGCAGGCGCCGGAAGGGACGCAACCCCGGCGGCTCGACTACCCGACGGGCATCAACCTCTCCTATGTCCCCCGGGCCGAAGAGCAACTCACGATGGACCAACTCCGCAACCTGGCGGAGATATGGGACCTGCTGCGGCTCGTGCTGGAAACGCGCAAGGATCAGATCGCGGGCATCCCGTGGGTGATCCGGGTGCGGCAGGACGCGAACGAGAAGATGGCGGACTACAAGCGCCGGGCCGACAAGGACACCGCGCGCGTGCAGGCCGCGACCAAGCTGTTCCAGCGGCCCGACGGCGATCACCTGTGGCAGACCTGGATACGGCTCGTCCTCGAAGAACTCTTCGTGCTCGACGCGCTCAGCCTGTACCCGTTCAAGGACCCGACGGGGACGTGGCGCGTCGATGTGCTGGACGGCGGCACGATCAAGCGGCTCATCAACGCCGAAGGCCGCACGCCCATGCCCCCGGACGCTGCCTACCAGCAGATCATCAAGGGCGTCCCGGCCCACACCTTCACGAGCGCGCAGTTGCTCTACCGGATGCGCAACGCCCGGCCCTGGAAGCTCTACGGCATGAGCCCGGTCGAGCAGATCGTCATCACGGTCAACCTGGCGATCCGGCGGCAACTCTGGAAGCTGCACTACTACACGGTCGGCAACCTGCCCGAAGCGATCGCGCAGGTGCCGGACACCTGGCCCCCGGACAAGATCAAGCAGTTCCAGGAGTGGTGGGACTCGCTGCTCTCGGGCCAACTCGACGCGCGCCGCAAGATCACCTTCGTCCCCGCGTTCGGGGGCAAGGACGCGATCGTGTTCCCGAAACAGGACGCGATCAAGGACGAGATGGACGAGTGGCTCGCCCGCGTCGTGTGCTACGCCTTCTCGGTCTCGCCCCAGCCGTTCATCCGCGAAGGCATGAGCCGCTACGGCGTGCAGACCCAGCAGCAGATGGCCAAGGCCGAAGGGTTGCTGCCCCTGCTCTCCTGGCTCTCGGAAACCTTCACGGACGTGATCGAGACGAGCTTCGGGTTCACGGGCCTGGAGTTCGTGTTCCAAGAAGAGATGGAGTCCGACATGCTCAAGCGCGCGCAGATACAGGAGATTCGCGTGCGCGCGGGCATCTCGAAGATCGACGAGGTGCGCGAAGAGAACGGCGACGAGCCGATCAACGTGGGCGCGGGCGTCATCACCGGGGCGGGCTTCGTCCCCTTCGGGGGACAGGTCGGCGCCCCCGACATTCAGCCCGGGATGCTGCCCCCGGGGACACCGGGATCACGGCCTGGTGGCGGCGGCTCGGATGGGGGTGGGCAGCGCGGCGATTCGGGCGTGCAGCCGCGTGGGGGGGCGAGTACGCCGGGGGGCGACGTGGTGAAAGCGGGCGGCGGGCGACATGCCTTCGCCACGCCGACGCAGGAAGGGCGGCGCGCGGACCTAGACCAGATGCTCGTGACCTTCTTTGCGCACGTGCGCCGCGAGGTCGCGCGCCGCGTGGTGGTGGCCTACACGCCCTACGCCCCCGACGACCAGGGGCACAACGGGCCGCCGTCGATGGGCCAGCGCAAGGGCAATGGGAACGGCGAGAACGGGCACCGCGTGAAGAAGATCACGACCACGGGCATCCGGCAGACCTTGAACGTCGCGGCCGACGGGCTCGAAGGGGAGATGGTGATCCCGAAGCCGGTCATCAATCCGATCGCCGTGGGCGTGACGGGAGACCCGCTCATCATGGAACGCGCCCTGGCCGAGCAGCGCAAGCTCCAGGAGTCGGTGGCGGACTGGATGCAGGCACTCCGCGAGCAGCGGGCCGACGATCGGCAGGATCGCCTGGACCTCCAGCGCCGCTACGACGATCGGTTCGCGCGACTCGAAACCCTGTTGACCACACGGCCCGAGCCCCAACCCCCTCCGGCGCCCGCGCCCATCACGGTGAACGTGGAAGCGCCGCCTCCGGCGCCCGTGCCACCGCCAGCGGCCGGGCCGGAGATTCACACGCACGTGGAAATCCCCAAGGAGGTCGTGAAGGTCGAGCCCGGGGCCGTGGTGGTGCACACCCCGGAGATTCCCACCCCCAAGGCGCCGATCGTGAACATCGCCGCGCCCGCGCCCTCCCCGGCCCCGGTGGTGCAGGTGCTCGCGCCGATCGTCATCAAGAACAAGTCCAAGCGGCCCCGGTCGAAGACGAAGATCGTGATGGCGCCCGAACTGAAGGTCCCGCGCACGCGGAAGAAGGTGAATCGCAACCCGCTCGGGGACGTGGAGTCGATTGACACGATCCCGCTGGACCCGCAGACGGGCCAGCCGAAGGATGAGTAGTGGCGCTCAACACCCGCACGTCGATCGTGGCCCGCAACGCGGAGTTGAACGGGCTCGCGGCCCTGGCCAACAGTGGCAAGGTGCGGCTCTACGACGGCGCCCAGCCCGCGACGCCCGAGACGGCCATCAGCGGGCAGGTCCTGTTGGCCGAGTGGGTGCTCCCGAACCCCGCCTTCGGCAGCGCGGCGGGCGGGGTGATTACCGCGAATGCGGTGACGGCCGTGAACGCGATCATCTCGGGCACGGCCGCGTGGTTCCGGGTCCTGCAATCGGACGGCACCACCGCGCTGTGGGACGGCTCAGCGGGGATCGGCGCGGGCTTCAACCTGAACCTGAACACGGACCAAATCCTCGGCGGCGCGGCCGTGAGCTTCCTCGCCCTCACGAAGACGCTGCCGATGCAGGGGGCCTAGCGTGGGCGCGCAAGGGACGACGACCATCGACTTCGGGGTGACGCCCGTCGAAGAGACGACCGTCATCGTGTCTGGGCAGACGGGGTTCGTCTCCACGTCGGCCGTCGAGGCGTGGTTCCAGCATGGGGACCTGACGGCGGACAATAGCGCGGACGAGCACGAGGAAGCGGCGGCGCTCTGTCCGCTCGCCTGCAAGTGGACGGTCGATGGGTCGTTCGAGATCAAAGCGATGCCGATCGCCATGACGGGGATCGGCACGTTCAAGGTCCACTGGGTCTGGAACTAGGAGCATCGCATGAGTTGGCTCCATCGGGTACTGGGACGCGACGGGACCTCGCAACTAGAGGTCGATTCGAGCTTCTTCGCGGAGCGCTCGCGCTCGATGCCCATCCCCTATGGGACGCTCGGGCATTACCGGGCCAGTCTCCGGATCAATTCCACGGCCGCCCAAGCCGCCAATGCGCGGCTCTTCGAGGTGCGGAACGCGGGGACCAACCTCGTCGTACTGACGCGGCTGGTGCTGCGCGCGGTGCAGACCGCCGCAGGCACCGCGCAAGAAAACTCCATCGACTGCTTCAAGTGCACCACCTTCACGGCGGTCGATACCACGAACACGATCACCCCCGCGTGGTCCTTGAAAAAGACCACGATGGGCGCGGGCGCCAACGTGGTCGTGCGGGCGCTCAGCCCGGCGGCGGCCGGGATGACGGGCGGCACGCTCACGAAAGATGCCAGCGCCTTCGCGACCCTTCCCTACAACGTCGCCACCGCGATCAATACGACGACCATCTGGGGGCCGCTCGACGCCACCGACGATGTGAACGGCACCCACCCGTTCGTGTTCGCGCAGAACGAGGGCTTCGAGATTGAGAACCGCGTGCTGAACGTGACGACCTACGGCATCACGTGGTACATCGACTGCTCGGTGGCGGAGATTCCGACCAGTGGGTTCTGACCGTGAGTCTGCTGCTCGCGTTTCAAGGCCCGCCCACGCTGCAAGTCGAGGACGAGTACGACGCGATCATGCGCTTCTCCGTGCCCTATGGGCACACGCTCGCGCTGTTCACGGCGACCGACTGGTTCCGGCTCGTCACCGCGACGGGGGTCGTTACCCAAGCGGCCCAGAACGTGGCGGCCCGGGCCGCGACCCTGTACGGCAGTCAGGCCGTCACGCAAGGCGCGGAGGCCGTGGCCGCACAAGCGACCATCGGCGGCGTGCCGACCCCGCCTGCCCCGACGCTCACGATCGGCGGCGATGCGGGCCGCACGAAGAAGCGGCCCAGCGAAGAGTGGCTTCTCTATCTCCCGGAGGATGAGTATGACTGACGTGACGAAGAGCTACGACCCCAGTTGCGCGGCGGGCAGCATCACGGACCTGAGCCAAGTGGCGGCCACGCAGTACACGGGCGCCGCCCCCAGCCCCGCGACCCAGCCCGTCCTCCCGCCCGTCATGGTGGCGGCCCAGCCGGGGGAGTACACGGCGAACGCGGGTGGCGACCCGGTGCCCGCGACCCCTGATCCGGATCAGGGCGTCCCGGAGGCCTAATGGGACAGTTCCGGGTGACGATCACGGCCGTGGGGAACCACGGCTGTCAGCGCGACGAGCAGCGCACCGATCCCACGTTCAAGGTGGTCGGCTGCGGGTCGCCGCATTGCACCGACTGTCTCGCGCGCGAGTTCGTGGCGAAGCTCCGCGCCATCGGGGCCAACGTCGAGCAGGCGCATATCCACCACTGGCCCGGACAAGAGGGGGAGGTGCTCGACAATCTCCTCACCCAACACCGCACCGGGCACTTCTAGGGGCCCATGAGCGCTGCCCCCGTCAGTATCCGTCGGCGGGCCGCGCTCACGCAGGCCGAGGCGGACTACCGGGCTGCCGCCGATCCCCAGCAGAGTTGCGGGACGTGCAGCATGTTCCGCGCTCCGGCCTCCTGCACGCTCGTCATGGGGCATATCCATGCCGAGGACACGTGTGCCTACTGGGCCGCGAGCCTCACGAAAATCCCGCCCATGCTGCCCGTCTTCCAGGGCCCGCCCTACACCCAGCATGCGCACGTGCGCGCCCTGGTGCTCGACGCGCAGGGCCGCCTGCTGCAACTCCAGCGCGCCAGTCAGGACAAGCAACCGCTCGGTGGTGGCCAGTGGGAGAGCATCAGCGGCACGGTGGGGGATGACGATGCCCCGAAGGGGGAAACGGAGTTCGAGGCGATCCAGCGCGAAGTGGAGGAGGAGACCGGGTACGCGGGGGCGAGCCTCGCGTGGGAACAACTCGGGCCGCACGTCTGGCTCGTGCGGTTACCCCCGGGCGCGGGGGCCCCCCGGATTTCCGATGAGCACGTGGCCTGGCGCTGGGCCCCGCCCGACCAGGCCTATGCGACCATCGCCCGCGAACGGTTCTACGCCCGGTTCACGAAGCAGGACGACACGAGCGACCAGGCGGACCAGCCGGACGAGGTCGTCCGCACGGTAGTGGCCGAGTCGCTGCTGGAGGAGTGGGACCGGCTGCAAGAGTTGCTGAGCCCCTCGCTCGGGGAAGGGGCGGCCGAGGGGGTGCTGCACAGCGCGGACGATGCCCGGCTCACCCCGGCGGACTTCGCGCTCGCCAACACACGCGCCCTGGACTGGGCCGCCCAGCATTCGGCCGAACTGGTGACCCAGATCGAGGACGCCACGCGCTCGGGGTTACAGGACTTGGTGGGCCAAGCGCTGGACGAAGGCTGGAGCCCGCAGGAATTGGCGGACGCGATTGAATCCTCCCCGCTCTTCAGCGCCGATCGCGCGGCCATGATCGCCCGCACCGAACTCGCCTTCGCCCACACGGCCGGGAACCTGGAAGGCTGGAAGGCGGGGGGCATCGTGCCGAAGAAGAAGTGGCTCCTGGCCCCCCAGCACGCCATCGACGACGACTGCGACGAGAACGCGGCCGTCGGCGCGATCGACGTGGACGAGACGTTCCCCTCGGGCCACGACGGGCCCCCGGCGCATCCCAACTGCCGCTGCGTCGTGGTGCCCGTGATCGACGAGGACGCGGAGAAGGTGCGGAAGGTCTACTCCACGATCGCGGACCTGCCTGCGGCCCAGACCCACGAGATGACGGACCACGAGAAGCACATCTTCCTCGCGGCCTGGAACGCGGCCTATAAGCAGTACGACCAGGACGAGTCCAAGGCGTTCGCGATCGCCCATGCGGCGGTGCACCGGCATCGGGGGGCGGCCAAGTTCCGCGTGGACCAGTCCCGCGATCCCGAGGGCCGGTTCGCCTTCGAGGGCGGGGGCCGACACTACGTGCCGAAGGGGGACTTCGCGATCCTGACCGCTGAGAACCCCGGCGGCCAGCCGGGGCGCCCAGCGGCTAACCGGGCCGCGAACCAGCGGCTAGCGGCCGATCTGCGGAAGTCGGGCTATCGCGCGGTGCCCGTGCTCGGCCACTACACGGACGAGCACACGGGCAAGTCCTTGGTCGAGCACAGCTTCCTCGCCTCGGGCATCCCGGCTCAGCAGGCCGTGGCGCTCGGCAAGAAGTACGGCCAGAACTCCATTCTCTCGGCGCATGGGCTGCACGATCTCGCGGCAAACGAGGTGGTGGCGCACCGGGGCCTGCGGGAATCAGACGGCGCCGCCTTCACGGAGTTGCCGGGGCATCGGCGGCTCGTGATGGACCTGGACTGGGCGAACCGGCGGGCGTTCAAGGGGATCGTGCCCCACAATCGGTTCACGGTCGCGATCGTGCTCTCACCCGAAGCGTGGGAGTTGCTGCACCGGCTGCATCTCGACCTCTCGAAGTGGTACCGGAAGTACAGTCCGGATCAGCCCCGGGACGAGCAGGGGCAGTGGACGGATGGGGGTGGGGCACGCTTCGCCCCGCGCGCCTTCACGGACGTGCGGCAAGGGCTGCCCGAGGACTTGGGGGCGAATGCCCCGGCGGTGGGCAAACCCTTCGTGGTGTATCGCGCGGGCCCGGCGGACGAGACCAGTATCGCCGGACGCAACGGGGGATCGGCCTACGGGGTCGCCGACTTCATGGCGCGGCACGAGGACCCGGAGGGACCGACCTACGGCGGGCGCGATCCCAGCCACATTCATGCGTACCGCGTCACGTTGACCCAGCCCCCGGGCGCCTACGCCGAGTTGCATGGGGTGGAGGGCAGCGGCGGGCAGGCGGTGGGCCGCCAACACCAGGGCGACGGCCACATCATCTACTCCTTCCCGCAGAGCGGCGCCGGATACCAGGCGGAGCATCTGGGGAGTGTGCCCGTGCCGGAGGTGCATGCGGTCATCGCCCGGACGGGTGGGGCGAATGAGCGTGGCGAGGGGTCGTTCGATTACGGGGGGTCGCTCATCGGCGGGGATGCCATTCGCGCCGTGCGCTTCCCCGCGCGGGTCCTGAAGTACAGCCCGGACCAGCCCCGCGAGCCCGCCGGATCACCCGACGGGGGGCAGTGGACGGACGCCGGAGGCGGGGGTGGCGAGATGGCGCCCGATCAAGCCGCCGCCTTTATCGAGGCCTATTCGCGACTTCCGCCTGCTGCGCCGGAACCGCCCCCCCATATTCATTCCCCGGGCCCGGCGCGCGAGA